CGCCAGCAGCGCTTTGTGATTCACGGACGCGCATCAGTACCACGTCGCCAGCATCTTCGATCCCGTCGGAGGGGCGGTCAGGTAAGTGATCGTCGCTCCGCTAATTGTGTAATCATTCCCCGATCCTTGTTGCTGCATTACGCCGTTCAGGTAGACGACCACGTTCGATGAAGTCGTAGGTGTCGGGGACAAGGTAAATGTAGTGTTCGATCCATTGATTGATCCGGATGGAGCGCCTTGGTTCAGGTTCGATCCGGTTTCCGCCGTGCAAGTCGGTACACCGCTCGTGCTGATCGCAGTTAGCGCCTGCCCAGCGGAGCAAGTGATAGATTCGATGCCGCCGAGGGACGAAGCGCCAGGATTCGGGAGCACGCCGGCAAGGTCGGTGTAGTTCGGCTGCGACTGGTGCGGGACGCCGCTGGTGTCAATGTACGAAATCCAATTGTGAGCCGCCTGCGTTATAGATTCAATGCCGCCGAGCGTTGAAGCCGTCGGCGTCGGCATACTCGAAGCCGGGAGCGTGCCGAACACCTGCGTGGCTAGATTGATCTGCGTGATGCCGCCCATGAACAGGAATGGCGCGCAGAACAGCACGGCGATGATCGCCCGAGCTTGGAGTTTCGTGAACTGTTTCGGAATCATTTTCCCTCCCTAAAAGAACGCGAGCAACCGCTGCCCCAACGCTGGAGCATAGCCGAACGATACTGTAGTAGTCCCGCCGCCGATGACGATAGCGCAGTCATCGCCGTCCGGGTCTTGAAACAAGCCGCCGAGAAACACAAATGTGCTAGGCACGCTGAGCGCCTGTCCCGTAAAGACGAAGCTCGTCAGCGTTCCATCTGGCTGCTGAAGCGGCTCGCGCTTGATGCGGATGGCCAAGAACTGCGGACTGAGCAATCCGCTGGGGAACATATTGTCAATGATCGACCAGTTATTGTTCAGTTCGCCGCCCCAGACACCGACGCTCCCGCCAACAGTCGGTTGCGTGAACCCCAGATTCGGCGTCATGGGATCAAGTGCTTGCGCCCTCATCGCCAATTCCGGCCTCGGCTCTAATCGAGGAACTCGCGGAAGGCGGACGATCCTAGGAACCATAGCCGCCCCCTCCGTATTCGCCTTCCCCGTATCCCTCACCTGGCATCACGACCACGAAGTCATCTACTTCCCCAGCCTGCGACTCATACAACTGAATTTCCACGCTTGCCGCCAGCGGGATGACTGTCGTCTCCGTCACTAGCTCGTTAAACCGCGCCTCGAAGTCTACCCTCTCCCACCACTGGCCATCTTCGTAGTATGGAACGCGGCGAGGACAAGAGGAGTCAGGAATCCAGTACAGATTCAGATTGAGCGCGGCAAATGTGTCGTGAATTGACTGCGTAAACAGCGCAGAATGAATCGCGCGGGCGTGATCGAAGCCGTTTGGCCCGTAGAACTCCCAGAATGTCTGCCACACACGCATGTAAGTCCAAACTTGCAAGTCTGACTGTGGCGGATCATTCATGTCCGCTGGATTGGAAACGGTTTGCTGATCGCGCTGGCGGTTGACCGAATCGTCCACGGTAATGCAGCGAAGGTACGCCACATCGTTGTTTATGAACTGACTTGGCTGCCCTAATTGCTGCCACCCTACACGTACGGCAGAATATGCTGGATCTTTCTCGGAAGTAGGCGCTGGCAAACCTAGCACACTGATACTGGCCAACTGCATCGCCGATTGGACGTTGTTCGGAACCAGCGGAACGGGATAAGTGCTCATGCGCCCGTCATCCAAACCGCTATCGTGTGCCAGAATCCACGCGATTTGTACTTTCCTTCATTCACCACGCGGTACTTTCCCCACGGCGCCGAGTCGCCTTGATACACAATAATGTCACTCGTCGCCGGTCCACCATCGCCTGCACTCAATCGCGTAACATACAGCGGTAACTCAGAATTGATGACGATGGCTCCATGAATTCGATCCGCTTCCGGTAATGCGTCAACCGTCTTAGCATCGGCAATACTAACGATCCCAAAGTAGTTCAATGTTGTGTAGTTATCGGACCAGCCTCCAGCACCATAATAGCCACCTTGCGAGCGCTGAACTTGAAATGCCTCAGCGAGCATCGGATTGTTAACAACCGAGTGAAGTCTCACTTCGTACCATCCGCGAGCACGTATGTCATGGCCGCACGTAATTGTCCCGTCGATATATTGGGACGCGATGAACCTTTTCGCCGAATCGTCGATGGCGCATTCGGCGGCCAGTTGTTGCGTGGATCGGTGAAAAAATTACGGACGATGTTTTGAGCCGTCATCCCGGTGCGCTTCATTCCGGTCACGGCTCCGGTGCGGTTTCCGTCCAACTGGGCCGCAGCCGCCGCTTTCAACTCGGGGATGATCTTATCCTTGTCCAGTTCAATTGCCGGTTCTATGATCGGGCGCGGGGGAATTCTGAAAGCCATCGACCCTCGGCTGCGCACATACAACGCTTGTGCCGCTCCGTAGTCCAGCCCGCGATTCATCATCGCACCCATGATGCGGCGGGCATCTACTGTCCTCGCACCATGCGTCAAGATAAACGTAAGCTCCGCGTTGCTTATCTCCTCGCCGCGACGCGACGGAGACGCCTCTGGAATCCCAACATAGACGGCGAGCGTCTTCAGGTCTTTGAAGTTCTTCGCAGCCTTGACAGAACCGTCTGTGACAGTGCGCACGGTGATAGACGGTTTCACCATACGTAAATCATTCCTTGCCCGACCGTTTTCGCCATCGTATACAACTGCTGGCCGAAGTCTGTCGTCCCCCAAGCGCCCGCATCTTCCAAGCCTGGAGGAACAATGGTCGACTGACTGACATCTCCAGCCGATTGCGACACGATGATGCCACCGGCCAACCCACTCGCGGCCAATGCGGAAGCCGTTCCCGTCGATCCCGCTATAGCTTTCAGGTAGAGCGTCGCGTAATGCGCCACGAATAAAGCCATCGCAATAGGCCAACCAGCCATTCCCCATCGCGCAATCGACAGGCAGGAAGAAGCAAAGTTGATGTAAGCCTGAATCACTATCGGCGGAACAAAGTTCAGGTTTGAGGGCGTAATCCCTGTGACATTCACCAGCAGCCCGGTGCCAGTAGAAGGAGGAACAGCGGCCGTCGCCAGATTAGTCGCGATGCTGTAGCCCTTCCCTTGCTGCGAAATAGCGAACGTCAGGACTGCACCGCCTGCGCCGATTGCCGTAATCGTGAGCACGCATCCGCTGGCGTCTGACTGGATGAGGTTTGCTTGGTCATTGACCGCGAAACCAACTCCACCATTTCCTAGAGTCGCCGCCTGAACGCCCTGAATGCCAGTGCCGAACTGAGGATAAAATGCGAGGAAATCGTCCAACTGAAATTGGGGGTTGCCGCACCACGGTCCAAGGTTCAGGGCTGTTGAGATGTCTGCGAGGCCAATGGTTGAGGAATAGGTGGTCGTTCCCCACCACTGATACAGGACATTGATGTCTGGACCCGGACCTTCGTAGCTGCCCATCGCGCTGGACCTATGCCGCTACAGCCTGAACTTGAGCATTCGTTATGGCCGCGATGATATCTGCCTTACTGGTCGCGGTCGTAATCTTCAAGTTGTACGTTTCCTCGGCGTAGTCGAGCAGCTCGTTCTTGTTCATCGCGCTCAACTCGTCCGGAGTCTTCAACAAAACTTCGGGCTTCTCCGCTGCCTTGCGGGCATTCTCAGCTTGACGTGCAGCCGCTTCCTCGGCTAGCCCGGAAGCAGTTCCTTTTTTAACGTCGACTTCCATGATGTGCCCATCGTCTTCGTGCAGCTTCCACGTGTTCAAGTTCTGGGCATTGATATCAATGTCTCGCTGGCTGGAATTTGATTTTTTCCTCAGTCCAAGCGGTTTATTGACCCATTCCGGAGCATTCTCAAGTTCGCCATTGCCTTTCGTGATGAATACAGCGTCCTGATACTTTGGAGACTTCGGCTTGTCTCCGACTTCGATAACCGGAATGTTCGGGTTGAAAAACGCGATCTTGCGGCGGCTAATGATTGTTGGCATCGTGTGAATCCTTCTTTTTGAAAAGTCGTCGGTCCAAAGCCCCGAGGCTCTTATCCGAACATTCCCGTAGTGGTTGGAATTGTGTTAGTTTTCAGAGTCCGTCTGCGTACGTCGCGGCCTGTAAATAAAGGAACTTCACAACGCCGATCTGCCCTTGATAGAGCGTATCGTAAGCTCCGCCGCCCTGTCCGATGTTCGGTACCGTCATGATGCGCTGAATCGGAACTGTTACATCCAGTTGAATCCGGTTCGAGTCCTTGACATAGCCGATCATGCGGTTGGTTGCACTCGCTCCAGCACCGATGCACCAGCGTGAAGGGAATATTTTCAGATCGACGCCCTGAGTCTTTCCCAAGTTGTTTTCCAGGAGGTAAGTCAGGATAGAGACATTCCCCGCCTGAGAGTTTACTTGGAGCAGCAATGCGTAGTCAGCTGGCGGAACCAGAATGTGATTTGCCATGCTGGTCACGTCATAGTTGCCAGCGGCCCAGGTGTTTACCTGAATTGTATTTACATCGTTCAGGATTTCCATCGGCGTCTTCGTAGACCACGCAGTCCCTCCGTCCGCACCCGGCGCCACCGTATATTCGGTGACGTTAGTGTTGTTCAGCAAGCCGGGGAAAGCCGTGTTATTAAACGGCCCCATATAGGTGATCTGGTCGAGAGACTTGTTCCAGTTGAGTTTGATGCCTTTGTCGAGGATGTCATCCAGCGACCGAGGCACTTGTTCCAACTTCTTCATGTCGATGAAGTTGATGTGAAGAATGTTCCCCCACGGGAACAACTGGTAGAGGTCTTTGAGCAGGTTTGCCTGCACGATGGGGATCGTAGTCGTGTTGTTCGCCTGAATTCCGTAGCCGTTCGGCCCGGAGATGGCGTAATCCACATACATGTTCGAGGTGTAATCATTCCATCCGCCGCCTTCCATGATTTCCATGTCGCGCGGATAGGTGATCGAGGTCAGCGGTTCCCGAACTTTCGGATCACGCTTTTCCAATTCTCCGACGAGGAACGCCTGTCCGCCGCCTACGGATGCGTCCAGAGCAAAGCCGCGCGGCATGGCATCGCGCAGCATCTTCATCTGACTCAACTGTGCATCCAGTGCCATTTGAGCCTTCGGCCCGTTCCCGAGCACTCCTGCGGGAAGGTATTTGTCGAATGTGTTACCGAAAAGTGGTTCCAATTTAATTCTCCTTCCTTGCTGCCTAGAGTTACCCGATGTTGCGGGTCGTAACCGTCACTTCGATGGTGCCATTGACCGTATCAACCACGCCCGTAGTCCAGGCGCAATTGGTAAGTTGGATGGTATGTGGGGAATCAGACTGTGTTTCCAATGCACCAACAAACGTACCTGCACCATTGGTCGAAATACGCAGGTATACGGGGCCGTTGGGAACAGGGGCCGAGTTCCCGGACTTGGCGTAATAGTTTGCAGCAGAAACCGAGCCGCGCACCAGAACGTCACATGGATTACCGGGAGCATAGTAGCCGACCTGATTATTGGCCGACTGCGCCCCTCCGAAAGCGTTGATGGTTAGTTGCTGCTTGACCTGACGGACGCAGAATCCAGCAAATGCCGAGGTTGTGTTGCCATTGGCATTCATGGCGGGCGTTCCGCTGTTCCCAGCAAATGCCACTACGTCAACATAGGTTCCGCCGGGTTCGGAGGGAGATGCAGACAGCAAAATCACGGCATCCCCAAAATAGATGTTGTTCGGATATGACGTGGTGTTGTACGTCGATCCGCTCTCCACCGTTTTCTCTTCGACGATTTCATCGCCGTTTCGGGAATACTGGCCGGCGAAGCCCGTGTTCATTTGGGTGCCGATTGTGGTTCCGGGCATCGCTCCGCTTACCGGATGCCCAAGGATGAACTGCATGACTTCTTCATCCGACAAAAGGTGCAGAAGCCGTGGATTGTCTTTCATGGCGCAAACCTCCTTGATTGTATTTTTCATTTACTGCACCTTCTGAGACGGCATCACCCATTCGGTCGGGTTCTTCCGGCTGAACTGCTTCATCATTTCCTGATACGATCCAGGCTTGAGTGCTTCATTGTCGGTCGCAATCAGGCGCCCGCCATTCGCAGCCGCAGCGGCCTTGGGATCAATCGCATTCGCCGCAGCCAGCACCTTGGCGTAATCGGCGTCGTTTGCCTTCTTGCCGCCTTTAGCAGCGCGGAACAGATTATTGAAGGTATCGACAACCTCGTCGTCAAGTGTCCCGGCAGCATAGGCGTCCGCGATGATGGGCTTGAGCTTGCGCAAATTGCTGACCATCACGCGGGCATCTGCCCCCGGAATCGGATTCTTGGGAATCTCCTCGCCGGTGAGCGCAGCGGTCGGAATCAAGTCGGCATCTTTGGCACCCTTCTTGAACATCGGACAATCAGCGGCATGATGCTCGCCGACAGCCGTTGCCATGTGCCCCTTTTCGGATTCCCAGTCCTTCTTTTCGTCATCGTCGCAGGTGCACGACTTGGCGTCTTTGGCTGTCAGTTTAGCGAGAGCGTCATCTAGCCGCTTAAACCCGGCATCGACTGCCTCTTTGGTTTCCGCCTGCTTTTTGCTGACTTCTTCGATCTTTGCTTCAGCATCCTTCAGGCGCTTGTCGGCAGCTTCCTTTTCCTTCTTCATTTCCTCATCCATAGTTCGCTCCTTGAGTCGCAAAGCCTCTTCATCTTTCTTTTTCTGTGTCTCCACGGATTCGGACTCGGCATCTGCGGCTACCCTTAGACGCAAGCCCATTGACTTAAAGAATTCGCTTACTTCTTTGAACTCCATAAGTTGACTGCTCCCTTCCTCTGGTTTTGGTGCTGCGTCCAGAACTTTTATGTCCTCTCCTGCGCGACCATTCGGAACCAGCGCTACATGGTTCCCGACGATCTGCGTCATGCGCCAGCCATAATCGCCGTTCTCTAGCGGGGCTAGTTTGTAGCGATAACCGCAACTGAGTTCATCAGCTAACCCGTTTTCCAGATAAGTGATAGTTTGCGCATCCTTGAATACCAAATCGGCAATGAGGGCGGATTCGCCATCCGGCAAGAGTTCAGGCCCGCGCACCTTCTGCACATGTCCGACCGCATACTGGCGGTCATTGTCAGGATTGAGCAATCCCACGGATGGATGATTGCGAGTAATGGACTTCCCCTCAAATGTCGCCATGGACGCAGGATTAAAGACATCTTTCCCGTCGCGATACACGGGAACTTCAGATTCCGGAGGGAGTTTATCAATCTCTGGCACCCCAGAAGGCTGCAACTCTCGCGCTTTATATGTCTGATATCCCGTACGAGCGATCGGAACACCATGAGCAATGAGATAGCCTTCTGGAGTCCGAATCCTGTGAGGGCTAATGCGCTCCGAAAAAGAGTAGGCGTACATTACTTGTGCTCTTTTTCCCGCTCTTCCTGTTCAATGAACTTTCCCAGTTCCTTCTTCAATTCGGGCAAGCCATCGCGAGACGCCCCGATGGCTGTAGCAGCAGTAGCGGAAGTTGGCATTCCGGGCTTATCTCCTTGGCCACCTGATAAAACAGTTTCATTGTTTACACCGCCTCCCCAGTTGAGCACGGCATCAAGTCCGGGACCGGGCGAAACGTTATCCGTAATTGTTGTCTGGGCTGCGATTGCGTCCACGCCAGAGATCGTTCCGGCGTTTTTGCTCGCGTAGAAAACTTCTTTAGCCTTTTCCTCGGAAGGATAAGACTTGCGCATCGCGCTCATGATCTCTTCGCCTTTTGCCGTCAGCGGACTCATTTGAATCCTCCTCAGTTAAGCCCCATCGTCCAACTGATATTGAACATGGTCGTCGTGTCTCCGCCAGTCCAAGTCGCCGTCACCAGGAATCCGCCGTAAGGTTTGGTAAACGTAATCCCTATGATCGAGGCGGCTACAGTTGAGTTTGTGTTCGCCGCTGTATCTTTCGTTCCACCATGCATCTGGCCCTGAATCGTGACAGAGCAAGTAGAGGGCGCAGTGCCAGTGAAATATTCTTCAAAGGCACAATCCTCAGCGCACGTGGCATTCTCAATGAGGAGCGTTCCACCTGAGGCAGCAATCGCCCCATAACCTGAATTTTGGGGTTGCATTAACTCAGCGCTCCTTGCTGCGCGTACCACTGGCCAGTCGTCAGGCACTCGAACGTAGCCTTGTAAGCAGCCGTCAAACTGTAGGCGGACCCGGCTCCCACAGCATTGATATTGTCGCCGCCGCTGACTCCGCCTTGCGAGGCTCCAGCAGGGAAAACAGATAGAGCATTCGAGGATTGGCCGTTAAAGATTTCGATCTTCATCCCCGGCAACGCTGGAGGAAGACGACATGCACCCGTGGAAGCAACCGTAGTAAAGCGATTGATCCTCGCAGTGACGAGCGTTGCCGTTGCTATCGTTCCGCCCGTAACAGCAGAGAGCCCGTCGGCGCTGCCATCGAACACGACAATATTTTGCTCACCCTGAATTGAGAATGAACTACCCGGAGCAGCTGGTAAAATGTGGATTCCGATTACCGTTGTAGTTGGAGCCATTGATTTTCTCCTTTGTCGATAAATTCAAATCTCATGCGTGAGCCTCGATCTTGCGCCCACGAAATTGCTTCAGGCGGTCATTCAATTCACTGACAGGAATCGTCTCCATGCCTGCCATGAGCAACTTTCCTCTAGCATCATAGTTGTCCAGAAATGCAGCTAAGGCATCGTCGGCTCCATCAAATCCGACGAAGAGTTTATCCTCATCAAATTCTCCAGTATCCAGATCTTTCGTGTGCATCACGTATACCATCGCTGCCTTCTCATTTGGTCCGAGAAAGCAGTCTACCGGATCGCCATCTGCGCCCTCGGTGCGCGAGATGTAGCCATACGGATGCTTCATCGTGACTGACCATCCATCACCGGAACGCACTGACCCGATGGGATTTTCAATCACTACAGGAAAGCCAGCGAACTTCTTCTGCTGTAATAGGGCCTTAGTGAACTTGCCAGAATCAGGATGGCGCAAATCGTGGGGAAAAGCATCCTTCGCGGACTTGCTTTTGCGCTCCACTTTTGGCTTTTCTAGTGACTTCTCTTTTTTGCCCGGCTTATCAAACAACCCTGTCCCTTCATCGTTCTCATTTGGCATCGTGAGTGCAGCCTCTTGCATCTCTCCGCCAAACGCTTCCTCCGACATCTTATCTAAGTCTTCATTCGTAATGTTGTCCCAAAGTCCATTGACGCTCGATGCTTGTTTCAATTCAGCCCCCGCCGTGCGCTGACTTACGATGCCAGCATTGAATGCTTCGACCACAGCGGTAGTACAAGTAGAAGCTAGTTCGGCTTTTTGTTTGTCGCTCGGATTGTTAACTGGATTCCACTTCCACTCCAGATCATCCTGCAACCGCCCCCACGTACTCATCTCTACGACTGGGATCAACTTACGAAACTGCGGATCAACTTCACGCTTTTGCTTCTGCCCGATGTTGTCATAGAAGGCATGTTCGTCGCCTTCATTACTTTGACCTAATCCGCCTTCGCGCCCAAACATAAGTGAGTAAGGATATTCTGAGGCTGCGCACCAGTCTCGCTGGAATAGCGCATATACCTCGGCGATCCCGGCGAATCCATATTGGTGTGTAGAGAGACCACCCCCTTCCGGATCGCTCACCACAATACCCTGATTCGACATCAGTTGTGTCTGTGCTTCCAAGGCAGCAGCGAAATTAGCACGCGCTTGCCCGCCAGGCGCGTTCAAGCCGGAGATCAGCGTTGCTAATCCCTTTTGTCGCAATTCAAAGATGTTAGCGCGGAAGATGAGCGAAGCCAGATTGTAACTGGTATTATCGCGCTTCTTTAGTTCCTGAAACACTCGCTCAACCTCCGATATGCCCCAGCGCTGATCGGCCTGAAACTCCCACGCGGGCATAATGCGCCCCGTAAAGCGCAGAACGCGGGAAGAGTGCACCTCAAAATTACCTCCACGTTCCAGATTGATGCGGTAGGTCTCAGGCAGGCCATAATCGAGAGGATGATCTAGATCGCTCGATACTTGGGAAGACGGCGCTATCCCGGACCAGCGGTCGAATACGATCAATCCCCGGAAAGAATCAAGTGGAACATCATCCAACTCCAGCGGCTTATCGAGCGGCCCCGAGTTCTTGATAATCATTACTGCGCCAGCGCCGCCAAACAGTCGTGCCCATTTCAAAGCAGTGAGTATCTGGTTCTGAGTTCCAGTGCGCACGAATGTCTGCTCTAAACGCTTCACCTTCGCTGGAGCAAGATCGGTAGGAAAGCTGATCCACTTGTTGACCATTGCATCCGCGATGCCGTCGATCATCTTGGAGACAAGCCAATTATCACGGTACAAAGAAATGAGCTTATACCAGTCATAGGACATCCGCGAGAGCGGATAGTTTGTCGATTCGAGAAGATTGTTGGTTCCAAAGCCAAGACGAGCGAGCGAATTGTTGAATGCATCGAGTCCAGTAGTTCCGGGAGTAGGCATCGAAGCTATTGCCTGCCAAGTGCGAAACTGATCGGCGGTGATACGTGGTTTAGTTAAAGCAGCAGTGCTCATCTTCAGTTATGCACGTAATAAAGGCCGCGACAGAATCCCGAACGAACATCTTTCTGTTTTATCAAGTGCTCCAATGTAGTGCGGTCTACACCGGAGCAAGCAACTACCATCGGCTTGTTGAGCCAGCCTGCAAACTTTGAGCGGCGCACGAGAAACGACGGCTTGTATCCGGGAATGCCAGACTCGGCGCAATCTACAGGAAAATATCCTTCCGCTCCGCAACCGTCCGGCCCGGCAATCAAGCGCTCGCACAGTACAAGGTCGAGATTGCCTCTGTAGGCAGCAACCAGCATTCGCTGTGCCCACTCGGGCGGATAGTAGGCGTCGTCCGTAGGAAAGCACAGCCAACGACCAGAAGAGTGCTTGATGCCGTACTCCGAGGACCAGTAAGGATCGGATACCCTGATCTTGCCGGCAGTGTGCAGGTAGCGGAACCGCTTGTCCCGCATCGAAGTGACGATGCTACGACAACGCCGAGCCAGATTCTCTTTCGTAGAGTTGTCAGTCACGATGACTTCAAAGTCTCCGTGCGTCTGCGCTTTGAGCGAATAGAGGCAAGTCGGTAACTGTTCCATCCACGAATAAGCACTCACAATATAGCTGATGTCAGGCATTCAAACCACTAGCCTCTCTTCGGGTACGGCATAGCAGATCAGCTCAAATGGTGCCGGGGCGTAGCGGCGCAAGAACAACTTGTAGCTCGGCTCGATCTCGTGAATAAGTTTGGGCACCTGCCAGAAGTGGTCCGGCGTATGGTAGCCGCAGATGGCCAGTACCGGCTTGTGGCGCTGGATCGTATCTTGTGCACCGTCGATCGCCTTCAGTTCCTCGCCTTCGATGTCCATCTTGATGAAGCTCGCATCTGACAGCAGATCATCCAACCTATAACACTGTACTCTGCACTGGACTGCTCCAGGCAATCCTTCCGTACCGATTCGGGAGCAATAATTGCCGGTGGAGAGGAAAGGAACTTCGCCAGTCCAATCGCCGACCGCTGCGTTGATCGTGGATACATTCTTTGGATGTTTTAATCTCAGCTTCTCGAAATTAACGAGGTCCGGCTCTACGGCCAGCACGTCATCATACTGCGCCCAGCGTTCTAAGAACTGTGCTACTGAATCCCCGTCGGCTGCGCCGCAATCCACGAAGCACTCGTTGTTTAGACGCGAGATGAAGTCGGGAAAGTAGATATCCTTCATCGACTCATGCGGAGATGGTACTTCGTAATCGGGCGCGGAGTAGAAGTCGAACTGATCCTGAGCAACTCGTCTGCTTATATCGTCCGCCACTAACTCCATGACTTCCGCAAACCCATTACGATCCACGTGATACTCGCCGTTCAAGCATGTCCACAATGGCAGCGTGCGCACGGGCATCCGCTGGAGCAATTCAGGAACTTCTTGCGATGCCGGAAGCGACAGCACAGTAGGCACCCAGCAAGCATCTGGGAACCTGTACTCTGCCATTCCGGGACGCATGACAGGGATACCTTCAATCTCGGTCCCTTGCTTTGACTTATCGCAGTCCGCGAAGGCCACGGGCGTTATCCCGCGCGCTTGAAGATGAGCGAGTGCCTTGCGTCCCAATCCTCCGGCTCCGAACAATACGATCTGCGTCAGCATAAGTTTGCTACCTGACGAAACGCTGGAGGTAATTGTTCAACTGCTACTATCGGCCAGCGTTGCTGATCTCCGGGAGTACGCCGGGCGTTGCGGTCATGCATTGTGGCGACAAAGTGCGGTCCACCATCCATTGCCATGAGCACATTCTTTTCCCGCGCCCGGCGAACGAAAGGCTCATCTTCGCAAAATGATCGCGTCTCGTCCCACGGATTCCCCAAGGCCCATTCGCGCCAATAGATCATCGTTGCCGACCAGACGATGCCCTGATATTTACTGGCCTGCTTGCGCACGAAGTCATACCAGTAGGCGCGGTCATAGCCATTGACGCGAGCAGCAGGACGCTTCAGCAGAGCGTCAAGTTGATGATAGATGCGGTGAGGGCCACTCCAATCATCAGCGTCAAAGTGCGCGATTACTAAACCGTGCGCCGCCCGGATGCCAACATTCCGTTTTTCGCTCAGGTTTTTTGCGGGGTGCCAGATGTATTGACAATTTGGGATGCTCTCAACTAAATCTTTGATCGGCTCCAGCCCATCGTCTACTACAACAAGTTCTAATGGCTCGTGATCCTGCGAACGGAATGACTCAAGAGCCATTGGAACCATGTGCCGTAACCTGTTATGACACAGCAGGACGCTGACGAGAAAGCCGCTCATTGACTAGAACTTTCGCAGACATGATCCGAATATTCCCCTGTACGCAAGGAAACCGTTCGTTCATCCGGCACAACGTCTAATTCCTTGCGACAGTCGGCGCACTTTATACGCACGCAACCATCTGTCTCACGGCTCATGACGAGTTCGTGGATTTTGCAAATCGTCATGCCGCAATCCCTATGGCCTCCGTGTGGGCAGGCAGATGGTTTAACATTCGGAACCGGGCGAGTGTTGTCATGCGAACGGCACCATCGTAATAGACCTTGTGCGGCCACTCGACCTGAGTCAGCCGGAGCAATGGCTCCCCGTAACACCTGTCGTTTGGAGCCTGGCCTACATTGTAGTGGCCAAGCGTGCTGCGGATTCCGATCAGAGCCTCTGGCGATGGTGGATCGGCGAAGCGAATCAACACACCCTCCATCTTGCGATGCGATGGCCGAACGCGTTCATCCTTACTCGTGCGCCAAATATACCAAGGCAGATTCAGTTCCTCGCTTCTTGCCTCGGTCA